ACACCTTGATAACCTTTCTTGAACAAAGGATTACCTTCACATTCGGTGACAACATCTTTCCAACCAGGTGAAGGTTCATCTAGTTGTTTTAATGTCCACATTTTCTTTTTAGGGTTGGCAGGGTTAGGTTTCTTAAGACCATCCTTGAGAAGTTTGATAACAGAGAGTGTGTTAAATATTCGTTCCATTATTTTTTCTCCTTGTAAATCTTTACTGGTCTAAGTATTTCCTTGAGAAGCATAATCTTGAATCTATCTTCGATGGTGAAAGATGAGGTCATTGAACCATGACCTTTATGGTTGGACAAGTTAAGTAGTTTTGATAATTCAAACTCACATCTCTGCTTGGATAAATTCTTGTAATAAGATTTCCATTTCTTTCTAAATTCATGTGTAGTTCTTTGACGTTGTGGGATCTTTACACCATCAACGTATTTAGATCCATTGTGATACCAAGTTTTCATTAGTTAATAAACCCATCTTTAGCGGTGAACACCCTATGTGAAGGATGATTGTTTTTTGGTTCTTCTGCAATATTGGATTGTTTTATCTCGTAAATATCTCTCCAGCCACCCGCTATTGCCTTTTCAAGGGCTATCTTCCTGTCTTTGGGTGTGAATGTTCGTAACTTCTTAAAAATCCTCTCAGCAACGCTTGTAGAGCATGTAGCCTTATTTTTGTATCTGATAGGCCACCATTCAAGTATTAGCTGAGAAAGATCCTTGAGGTCATCAGGTATTAATCTTCCGTTGATGGTTGGGTTGGCAAAAGGATCATTGCTTGGTTGAGAGGCTTTTGGTCTTTTACGTTTCATCTTTTCCCAGACAAGACTACGCATGTAATCCGATCTGTTCATCCCGTAAGTTTTTGTTTCGTCAATAAAGACTGCCATCTCTTCATCAAGGAATACAGAGACTTTTATATCTTTTTTGGTTTTGCCATTCATACAGTATTAATGATCTTTGCTGACATTAGATGATATTTAATAATATGTCAACAATAAATCTTCTCTATATCCTATATAAATATATATATAAATATATTATTATCTATAAATAGATAACTTTAATCTATTAAGAGATAACTAAATCTATTTATAGATAAAGTATTTAATATATATATTATTATTATTATTAAATTTATATAAACTCTTTATATATTCTTTTTCTTTTGCTTCTTTTCTTTTTCTTAAGTCACCTTTTTCCGCCATTCATAGGTTGTTTTTATATCGTTCTGCTAGTATATTAATATATATTTGCCATTCATTATGACCAAGAACCTAAAACGTATCAGTATATCTGTTGATGAAGATGATTATGCTAAATTTGTAGAGTTAAAGCAACCTGGATTATCTGTTGGCTTTCTAATCAGAGAGGCCATGTCAGATTTTTTAAAGAAATTTAAGGAAAAATAATTTTAACCCTTATCAATTAATTTTTGTTCAAAGGCTTTTCTATGTCTTTCTTCTGCTGATATAGGTGGTTCTCCATCAGTATCATCATATAAATATTGAGGTGTAGGATCTATATCGTAAGGACTAGAATAATCATCATAATCATCACCATATTCATCCCACCAATCTTCTATTAAATCTTTTGAATAAGTAAGACTATATCCATCATCAGATTCTCTACAAACATCAGCAAAATATTCTGCAAAATCTTCATAAAATTCTGGTAACAAATTAAATTCTTTAGCTATCTCATTAGCTCTATCGGTGCAGTGTTCATAAAATTGTTCAGCCATATATTGCTGATCCATTTGATCCATGACTTGATCTGGTATTGGATTATCAATCATTCTCTATAACCTCTATTTCAGTTATCTCACTATCTTGTAATTCAATATCATTTTGTTCTAAATATTGTCTTTTTAAAATATCAATGTAATGTTCTTTTGATTCTGCTTTATGAAAGTTATAAGCAAACTCTACAACAATCACTGATTTAAATGTTTTTGTCATAAGATTTTCGGTAACGAATTTTCGGTTTTGATTTATTAAAACTGGACTTACATACTTTGAGGTCTACCATTTTTAAACTCATAGAAATTAAAAACTATACTTTTCATGACGCTAGTAATGCCAGTTAATTATTCCACCCGTTTTAAAAAGTGAGATAATAATATATTCATTGCTTTTTCTTTCTCTTCTTTATCTGAAGTAATATCGTTATATATCTTTTTTTGATCTAAATATATTTGATGTTTTAAGTTAATTTTATCAGCCCTTTTATCTATTATTTCTATACGATTATCTTCTTGCCATGATTGAATATCTTGTTGTTCTATTACTATGTCATACCAATCATAAAAGGTACTCTTATCAACATCATTAAAACTCTTAATACATTCTTTTATAATTTCAGTTTTTGACAATTCTTTTCTAATTAATTCTTTCATGTATTCCATACATGATTCTCTATTAGGATTTATATTTACCATTATCTTTTAACCTCCTTATCTATCTCTTTTTGTTTTCTATCTAATAAATCCTTTCCTTCTTTATCTAAAGTGTTATATAAATTTTCACTTATTGTTTCATTTAAATATTCTCTAAGTGAATAATTTATATCTTCTTCTTCTAAATCAAATAATTCAAAACAAATACCTATTTGATTATGATCCCATTCTTTATAATTATTTGTCCAAGATTCTAAATTATTATCATAAAAAGAGATAAATCCTGATCTACTTGTAAATCTTTCTTTAATCTTTTTATCCAATTCTTTTTTATAATTTTTAATTATATATTTAATAAAATCTATACAATGATTTTCTTCTATCTCTATAAAAACTCTATCAGTCTCAAAATTATATTCTCTTGGACTAATAAAACATTTATAAGTTCCCTTTAATGTAAAATCTTTTAATCTTTCATTTAATTTATCTATATAAAAACTTGTATATTCTTTACATATTTCATTGTAAAAAATATTATTATTAACACTTAAAAAGCTATTAGATAATAATTGTTCATCATTATCATTAAGTTCATAAGATTCTGAATAATATTGAGTTAGAGAATCTATTTCATTCTCTATATCAGAACTAATGAAAGAGTTATAAAAACCTTCAAAAGGTATTGTTGTTTCAAGTTTTTTCATTGTTTTCAAAAATGTTTAGTTGTTTATAATCTAATATCGAAATATAATATAATTTCTTTAATATTTCCTCTACTTTTTCTTTTTCTAAAATAGCTTTATAACTATCTTTTAAAACACTATAAACTAAGCTATATTCTTCATAACTTAAATAATTATCATTATTATTTTCTTTATTTATTTCTTTAATTGTATTTTCTTTTTTTATACTATCTAAAATTAATTGTCTAATCATATGTGATCTATTAATCATATTAAAACGTTTTTTACATTGTTTATCTATGTATTTTATTTGATCACTTGTTAAAGTTACTTTCACTTGCTCAGTATGTGAGAGTGTGGTTAATATCTTTTTAGTCATAATTAACCTCTATTTAATTTGACTTGTTTATCTAAATATTCACTTAACTCTTTTCCCTTTAATGGATTCAAATAAAGATTAAATTGCCAACTTGTATAGTTAGGTAAATTTCTTATAGGATGTTCTTCAAATTTTTCTATAATCTTGAATTGAATTTCTTTATTGTATTTAGCTTTATAAGCTTTACAAAATAAACTCATATCACAATCTTCTTCTAAGAAAATTGATTCAATAGTTTTATTGATATATGAAAATTCAGAAATATCATTCTGAATATTTAAGTCAGTTACATCTTTATAACTAACCTCTAACCATCCATGAGCAGCATCATTATGCTTTGTAAATAGTTTATTCATAATTCACTCCATAGTTTTTTATTTTGTATATACCAGATAATATTTTTATATCTTTTTTGAAATCTTTTTAATTCTTTCTTGTTTAGTCTTATTTCTAAATTACCTATATATTCTGGTAATTCATTATTCCATACAAGTAAATTTAATATTGAATCTAAAATTTTAGAATAAATTTCTTCTTTGTTAGATTCATTTGTTAGTTTTGATTTTCGGCCTTTAATATCGGCCTTTAATGATTCTTTCATAGCAAGATAGTTAGTAAGATTTGATTTGATATATATATGATACCATTATCATAGTTTATGTTGCAAGTTATTTATTAATAAAGCATTAAAAAAGAGTCTTATTTTTAAGACTCTTCTTCTTGATCTATAAAAAAGGTATATGTTCCCTTATCCTTAGTAATACTATTCATTTGATAAGTATATTTTTTAGGTAAAGTTTCTAACCATTCTTCAAAGTCTTTAGGCATTAAATCACCTGAATAAAAAGGAATTGAATAATCCATTTAAAATACCTTAGATTGAACTATAAAATAATAATTATTATTTTCATAACCTATTGCCAATACTTCCATATTTTTATTATGTTCATTAAATGGCCATTCTCTTATTAATCCAATACACGCTAGATAATAATTATCAACTGCATCTAAATCACTATCCCATTCAATAGTCTTAGACCAAGTTGTATTATTATCTCTTCTTAAATAAACCTTAGCTCGCGCCTTTAATTTATTAGTACTAGCTAAATATTTACTTTTAATTAAATAACCTTTAACCTTCTTTTTAAAAAAAATACTGTCTTTCTTCATTTGATTAATAACTCCATAGATAAATTATTTATTACTTCATTAGCAAAAGATAAGTCCTTAATACCTTTATTTAATTTAATATCTTTTATTGTTAGATACTTATAAAAATTAAAATCTTTATTAATTAAATTATTATTATGATCATAACATTCATAATCAATATCAAAATTTAACCTGGTTAAAAAATCAAACATTTTATTATAATCTAAATTATCATATCTTTTAATATTATTTTCTTCAACTACCTTCCAATAAGAAAAATATCTTTTAAATCTTTTTTGATAAATAAGATTTTTACCAAGATATTTTGTTAAATACTTATATCCATAACATTTAACAGCATTATACTGTTTATCTTTTATTTTAAAAATAACTTTATCTATATTCATTTTATAACCTCTTTTAATTTCATATCTTCTTTAATTCTCATCAAAGCCATATTAGCTTTATGTTGGCTAACCATAAACCCGCCATTATCATGTTCTAATTTATCCAAATACATTAATGCTCTATGATAAGTATTAAATGTATGCTCGCATGTTCTAATACAATTTACTTTGCAGTTAATAGTCACATATCTAATTTTAAAAACTCTATCCTCTTCATGATGTATTATTTCATGTTCCCCGATTCTCTCATATTTTAAGATTTCACTTGTAATGAAATAAGTACAATCTTTTAAAACTTTCACATCTTTATAAATTATAGATTGAAAGCCATCTTTTGTTTTTTTATCAAAGAATAAAGGATATTCTTTTTTAATCTTACTTATACTTGTAAGATGATTTTTTTTAATAGTCACAATAATTTTTTTAATAAGATTTGATTTTTAATTTTAAAAATTTATAGGTAGTCTTTTTAACTACCTATAAAATATTTTCTTAGTTTTTTAAATAGCTACACGCCACTTGTGAACCATTACGGCAGTGTATTTGCTGAGACTTCAGCAATGAATCCGAGAGTGAAAAGTAAATAAACATCCCGAAAATTGAATATGCACCAAAGTAAATAATTAAACTTTTTAACATATCCTTAAGCCTCACTTAACCAATTCTTAAACACTTCTTTTTGCTTTTCGTCTAGCTCACTAAAGAAGGGAATAAGACTATTAATAAAATAGTTTTTATCAAATACTATTTCAACTCCGTTGAATTGATCCTCCTTAACCTGAATAGATATTAAGTCATCATCAAGTTGTGTAATAGTTGATCCTGATACACTCGAAAATTTAAAGTGTGGAATATTTGTGTAATTTTTTTCCATTGGTTTTTAGTTTTGATTTTTTGATAATTTGTTTTTATATTCATTTATTATCCCCAATATCGCTTTTAAATCATCTGCAATAAGCTTGTAATCTATCTCAAGTGTTAATACGTCTTGATTTGATCTTACCTACTTAAGGATATTTAAAGAGGAATAGAAAATAATAAACTTACTAGAATATTAACAGATATAAATCATATTTGTATATCATATAAAGAATTGTTAATATTATATTAATATCTTAGTAAACTTATTTTATTTAAGTTAATATAGTATTAGTTAAAATCTTGCTATGAATTTTATTGCAGAAGAAAAAGACTTACTCTTCTTAAGTCTTAATAACATCATCAAAGACTATGAAAAATGGAATCGTTTAGAGACTAACGACAAATATCATTTTTTAACTTCCTACAAAAAATTAGCAAAGAATAATAATTCACAATTTAACATCAGGTATAAATTACTTGATATTTTAAAAGACTATGACGAAGAGTTCTTATATAACGAAGTGTTCTTATCTAAAAAAATATTAGCTTTATTGTAACTATTATTTGTATATCATATTAATATACATATAAGTGTATCATATTTACTAGCTATATAAATGATATTAGTTTAATATAAGGATAATTAAATCTTACAAATGACTAATTTGAACTACATCAAAACTAAAACAAAATTTCAAGTTATTTTCTTTGGTGACTCTGTAACTGATTCTTATGTCGTTGGTACTTACTCAACAAGAATGAGAGCAAGCAACAAAGCGACAAAACTTGATAATGAATATGGAGCATATAGATACTCTGTTAAAGCTGTTGAGGTGCCAGCATAATGTTTATTAACAAAAATTTTAGTGACGATTGCAGAAGTATGAGTATTGAAACTTTAGATACTGAACTTGATGATGTTTTTGAAATAGAAGATTATCAAGTTAGAGAATTAAGGTTGAATGGATTTCTAAGAGGTTTAAAACCTCAAGATGTATATTTCTATCCTAACTACAATAAAGTCTCCTACACGTACGTCTGCGAGCTATAGAGAGCTAATCTAAAATTTTATTAAATCTAATTTTTGTGGCTATGGGGGGTGTAGTTGCAAAATTTTGACCGCGACATACACACACGGGGAACTTAAATATATTTCGTTTAATTTTTTGGTTCAACTTTAATTGATAATTCTGGAGCTTGTATGTTTACAGTTTCAACTGATTCACCAATTACTTTGCCTAGGCTGTCTAATATTTGAGCTGCGGTTTGAAGTTGTCCTTTTTTAACTGCTTTATTGAAAAGTCTGATACGCATTGCTTGGAGGCGAGGAAGGAGGGTTTCTCTATCTTTTTCCCAGTCTTCTTTATTCCATTGTTTAACTTTTTTCCAATCTTGCCAGGCGGTTACTTCTGAGATGCCTTCAATTTTTGAATGTTCTAGTACGAGGGCACGAGTAGTTTTACCTTCTAACTGACGGGAATATAGACGTTGTGAACGTAGTTGTACATTTTGTGCGGAAGAACGAGCAACAAATTTAAATTTACGTTTAGGAGGATTATTATCTAATGGTTGATCGGCAGGAAATGTAGATGAAACCACGGGATTTTTGGATGTATTTAAGTGAATGATAACTTAAAAGTATGTTAATAGGCTATAAATAGGGGGTATGAGTTGTATTTTTTGTTAAATTAATGGTTGTGAGTGGTGAAAAGAAGAATGAGATAAGTTTGAGGTACGCTCAAGGTGAGGTTTTTAATTCAGATAAACGATTTAGGGTGTTGGTTGCGGGTAGAAGGTTTGGTAAAAGCTATCTTTCTTGTATAGAACTATTGAGAGGAGCTATTAATAGGCCAAATGAGGTTTATTTTTACTGTGCTCCTACATATCGGATGGCAAAGGATATTGCATGGAAGGAATTGAAGAGATTGACTCCTAAAACGTGGGTTAAGAGTAAGAATGAGACAGATTTGAGACTGGATTTAATTAATGGATCAAGTATTGAGTTGAAGGGAACTGAAAATGCTATGGCATTGAGAGGTAGGAGTTTAGCTGGTGTTGTATTGGATGAGGCAGCATTTATGGATAGAGATGTTTGGGCTGAAGTAATTAGACCTGCGTTGGCTGATAAGCAGGGTTGGGCACTGTTTATTAGTACACCAGATGGAACTGCGAGCTGGTTTTATGATATGTGGTGTTTTTGTGGGGAACAGGAATGGGATGATTGGCAAAGATGGAGTTTTACTACGATAGAGGGGGGTAATGTTGTAAAGGAGGAGGTTGAAGCTGCCAGAAGTCAATTAGATGCGAGGACATTTAGGCAAGAATTTGAGGCAAGTTTTGAGAATCTTACTGGATTAGTGGCGGTTAGTTTTGCTGATGAGAATATTGATAAGGAAGTACAGGATTTACACATGCTTCCTTTGTTAATTGGGCTGGATTTTAACGTAGACCCTATGGCAGGGATTTGTGCGGTTAAACATAACGATACTTTGTACGTTTTTGATGAGATTATGCTTACAGGAGGTGCTACCACATGGGACTTTGCGGAGGAAGTTACGAGAAGATATGGAGTTGATCGTAGAATTATTGCT